ACCCGATGTGGGTCGAGTGGCTCATGGGATTCCCTCTCGGGTGGACAGACTTAAATCTTTAGGTAATGCCATTGTACCACAAGTGGCTTACCAGATTATGAGGGCAATAAGAATGGTGGAAAATATATGAAAGCAATGTCACTTACTGAATTTTATCACGCATTGAGCCAATGGTCGAAGGAATGTATGGGTAGACTTTCCGGCAATGACCGTAACAAATTTAATCACCTAATTACGGAACTTGATACGATAATCACCGTTACTCAACGAACCATGGACAAAGACGATATTAATAATGCTCTCGAAACCATATCTCGTTTAAAAAGTATTAAGTGGCCTCGTTTCAGGGAAGAACACTTATCCTTCCGTGATTTTTTAAACGTGGAAGAATTCGCTATCCTCTTTGACGTAAAACCCAAAACCCTCCAGTCGAGAGAAGGAAATATTAACAGAAAGGGGAAATCTATAAAGTCATCCTATGGTGGACTAACGCCCGCCGAAACAGAGTCTATTGAAAAAATGTCCGATGAAGATTTCGACCGAGAATTAGAACTCTCCGCAAGGGTTAGGCAAATAGAATCTGTTCGGTCGCCCGGATTACCAGGAGTTCAAGTTGCAAGAGATGTGCTGATTAATAAACGTAATCGTCAGCAAAAAGAAGTTGGACAAATGTGGGCATTGGCAAAAGATTTTTTGGCCTGGATGACGGGGGTTTTTATACCCGCTGCAACGAAAAAGTTTTCTAATACAAGACCTCCGTTTGATGTCAAGGTTTTAGTATCCGAGGTCTTGGGTGAAGAATATACCGAATTAAAACGGAAGTATCAGGAAGTGAAGCCACGGGAGGATACACCATGGGAAGTGATAGAGAAAAAAGCAAAGAGAAGGGGAAAACTCAAGCCCACACGGAAGATCGAGGAACGGGAAGCGAAGTTGTTAAAAGCCGGTTCCTCTTCTGCCCCGCCCCCGATAGAGAATGCAGAATCTCTATCGACGCCTGTAAGCGAACTGGACTTAAAGTGTACAGATGCAGATTAATGCCGGAACTGGTTGACGGTTATTACCATTGCCCGATGGTGATTGTGGAGAAAAAGAAAAGGAGGAAAAAATAATGAGAAGATTGGTAGTTTTAGTTGGAGGAATTTTAGCAATCGTACTTTCTTGGATTGTAAATCAGTCAATAATATGGGCTTTTTTGCATTTTTGGTGTGGCTGGATTTATGTAATTTATTGGGCCTTAACAAAAACAGACATTTATTCTTGGTTGGAATCACTGGTGAGGTAGGGAAAAAATATGCCAGACCAAGATGGATATCCAACAGATGATGAACTTGAGAAAGTAAAAGAATGGGATGGTATCGGTGATCCTGGGGGTCTTATTGATTTCTTAGAAGAGATTTGGCATTGGCCAGATTGGGCTATTATGAAGAAAAATGGGCGTACTCGGCTTTTAAAAAAACCCTGTATCAGACTTTATCTCTCTACGGGAGGATGGTCTGGTAATGAATCAATTATCCAAGCATTACAAGACAACTTTTTCTGGCACATCTTTTGGGTTAGCAGTAGAAGGGGTGGCCATTATGAGTTTGAAATTCCATTGGACTGGGGAAAAACTAATGCCCTTTAAATCTGAAGACCCACGGGATATAGCACAGATGTTGAGAACTATCGGGTCCCATATCGACGGGTTGACCCGTGACTATTCCCTAACCTTTGTGGAGAGATTGGTCAAATATTACAAATATCACGGCCAGGGCATCCAGTTTCGTGGGTTCGAGTGGCAGGTGCCGATGATTAACGATGTGCACCCCCGACAGGTGGCGGCCAAGCGTTCGCAGGTGGGCGTAACGACCATCTATATGTGGCAGACCATTTTATTTCTCGAACAGTACAGCCTCATGCCCTATTATTACATCTCCGATGAGGGCGTGGAGATGAGTCTTTTTCCAACGGCTATTTACACCCTTGAAAACGATGATAAGGTCAGAGAGTTCTCGGCAGACCGATTACGGGACTTTATTAGAGAGAATCCTTACCTTGAGGGCTTACTGGAAGAGGGTGAGGTTGACCAGATTTCCTTGAAGAAATTTGGTCGGGCCGGTCTTTACCTCGGTGGTCGGAAAACGATATCGAGCGTTACGACTATTCCCGCGCAGTGGTTAAAAGGTGACGAATGGGACCGTACTACCGATGATACCATCGGGAGCCAGTTGGAATCCCGTATCAAGGCTTCGCCGATGTTTAGGGCAAAGACCCAGAGGGGTCACATGGGTTTGTTCTCAAGTCCAGAGATTGGTAATGCTGGGGTCACTAAAATCTACAACGAACTATCGGACCAGATGGTGTTTTTGATCAAATGTTCGGCCTGTAATGACTGGCAGGAAATGGTTTTTCCCGAAAGCGTGGCCAATTATTACGAGAAGGGACAGAAATCCAAGGGGGAAGTCTATTACCAGTGTTTAAAATGTTTTAAGCCCCTGGACTGGTCCGAGATCGGTAAGTGGAGAAAAGAGGAACCACTGAAGATTCACAACTGTGAATGGGTGCCTATGCGCAAGGAATATTACAACACCGTGACAAGGTATGGCGAGGGCTACAGGGGCTACAGGATCCCGTGGGCTTATTCTCAACCCGCACCGGAGGTCATGCGTGATCGTGACACGAAGGATACGGCTTATTTTCACCACCACGTCCTCGGCATTCCCTATGAAGACAAACGAATGGGACTGACGGCTGAATTGTTTAAGATTATGGCCAAGCCAGACCTGAAGTTTATTTATGAACCCGGGTACGTGCATGTAATGGGTGTTGACCAGGGCTGTTATGTTTCGATTTGGAGATTGATACCAAATTCTAAAAATAATCTTGACCCACACGATATTGGTCGCTGGCAATTGGTACATATTGAATTTTCTCCTGATGAGGTGGCCTTTAAGACTTTTCACAAGGGCAGTGGTGGCCTGATGATTCCCAAACCTGGCCGACTCGATGAGTTGATGGAACGGTTCAATATCGTCTTGTGTGTTATTGATGCCGAACCCTCCGGCAATGATGCCCTGAACTTTCAGAAAGATTGGCCGAAGAAGGTTTGGGTGAACCATTCGACACGGGTAGATTTTGACGACCCCTACATGGGTTTTAAATGGGTAGATAAGGAAAAGACTGCCGATGAAGAAGAAATTTATGTTGGTCGAATCTCTGAAGATAAATCCGGTGCATTGGATGCCTATTTCAATTTTCTGTATAAGAATTCGCTTGATGTGCCTATGTATGAAGAGGAGATGGGACCGTGGGTTACTCACCATCTCAATATTAAGAAAACGATTACTGAAAAGAAATTGAGTTTCGGTCGAACCAAGCACGAAACGATTTATTACAGCATAGGCGTGGGCGATCACTTTGGCCAATCTGGGAAGTTTGCCTTCGAAGCAGCGAGTCTTTATCACAAGGTTGACTGGTTTAATCCAACCGTGATTATTGCGTCGGGAGCAATTTCTGGGGTCAAATTTAAACAGGAGGCAAGACGATGAAAAAACTCTGGCACCGTTTCAAATGCTGGTGGAAGGGTAGAAACCCGAATCTAATGGGTAATGAAATTGGTAATAAACATCTTTCCGAAAGGAGCCCAAATGATAGAGAATAAAAAAACTGTCTGTCCCGAATGTGGGGGTTCAAATTTGGGAAGCAATGGTAAGATAAAGAACATCTGTCGAGATTGTGGCAAACAATGGAGGAAAATGCATCATTCACAACTGAAAGAGCAAGCATTTCAGGCTCAAATTTTAGAACTTCTCGAAAAGAAGACCATACCAATTCACCGTTACCATGGGGATATTGTAAGGTTCGGGGTTGTCAGTGATACGCATTTTGGATCTCTCTATGAACATGAGGACGTACTCCATCTTGCCTACAAGATCTTCAAGGAAGAGGGGATAGATAATGTTTATCACCCCGGCGATATGTGTGATGGTGAGAAGATGTACCGTGGCCAAGAATATGAAATCTATGCCCATGGTGCGGATAATCAGGTCGGGGCCTGTTGTGATCGCTACCCCAAATTCAAGGGTATCCAGACCTATTTTATTCTTGGCTCTCACGACTTGTCTTTTTACAAACAATCCGGTGTAAATATTGGACCCAAGATTACCGAGAAGAGGCCGGATTTGATTTACATCGGACAGGAAGAGGCTGATGTAGTAATCCGAACCAAACGGGGAGAGATAGTGCTAAGGATGGTACATCCGGGTGGTGGAACCGCCTACGCCTTGAGTTATGCGCCACAGAAGTACATCGAGTCCTTGGCGGGTGGACAGAAGCCAAATGTCCTGCTGATTGGTCACTACCATAAGGCTGAATATCTTCCTTGCTATCGTAATATCTTTGCTTGTCAGGTAGGTTCAATACAGGGTCAGACACCGTATATGAAAAGAATGAAATTGGCTGCTCATGTCGGCTTCTGGATATTTGAGTTAAGGGTTGGCCAAGATAATTCAGTGATGCGCTTTAAGGCTGAGTTCTTTGCTCACTATGAGAGCAGGACAATCCAGAGAGAGATTAAAATCTGATGCTGAAATTCCCTCTTAAGATCGAAAAGGGACAGGATGTAACCTGCACAATCCTGCGTGAACTGCTGGTGATTTATGGCAAACACCTTGTTAGCGGTTACGGAGACTTTCTCGATGCTGACATCAAATTTGGGGGAGAAATATTTTTAACGCTCCACGAAGGTAAAATCGGCAAGGGAAGCAAGGCTTCGTTAGATTTCCAAGTCCATCCACCCTACATAAAGATGAGGGAGGAATAAGATGAACAAGAGACAAACGGGTAAATTGATTTATATCGCTGGTCCCTATACCTATCCAGATCCGGTACGGAATACGCATCGGGTAATTAAGGTAGCTGACGATTTGATTGATAATGGATTCGTGCCTTATATTCCCCACTTGACATTGCTCTGGCATATTGTTTCGCCCCGACAGCCAGGGTTTTGGTATGACTATGATTACCATCTTTTAAAGCGATGCGATGCTGTCCTGAGAATCCCAGGGGCAAGTATGGGTGCAGATAATGAAGTGAAATTGGCTCGGGAGCATGGAATTCCAGTTTTTGAGTCCATGGAAGCATTAAATTCTTCTAAATGGTTAAAGACATACTCGGTCGGTGACGGTAGCCAGTCCGTAAAACGTGCGGGCAAAACGTAAAGTGATGTGCTTCGGTTGGTTTGATTGTCCATGGACAGATCAAGCTCGTAGGCCCCGAATTTGATTCACCACTGACCGACTTACCAAAATATTATGCAGATAGACAGATTCAGAAAAGTTAAAACTATTG